CGTAGGGGTAAAGGTTTGGGTCTGCAAAAGTGGATTGCCGCTCGCGTCTATTGTGTCGCAGTAAAGTGTTACGCTCCTGCGGAAGCCGTAGGCGGCCTGAATACCCCACCAGACGTAAAGGGTATCAATCGCAGGGTAATTGGTAGGGCCGTCAATGTAGTAGCCGCTTGGTCCCATGACTGGGTTCATAATAGACCTAATCTCTTGGAAGGAGTTACCGTAGACTAGACCGTTACTGGTCGCTACCATTGATATACACTGGTTTGCAGGGCAGGGACTACTCGGATTGTTTGGCGTGCCAATGTAATAGTCCTGGGCAACGCCCTGATCATTGCCATAGATGCCAGGGACAGTAGCACCGTCGATGCTATATTGGTCGTTAAAATCTACAGGCTTTGTCAGAATGTTTCTGTCAGGGACAAAAACAGAGTCTAGGTAGCCAGTCGGCAAAGTGCTGTAGAGCGTCCAGCTGCGTTGAAGTCCGAATAGGCCAGGGTTAGAAGGGTGCAAGCCAGTCTCTACGTTGGGCGCCGCTGTGCTGGCAGGGTCGTGGTAGAACGTGGCAATATATAACAACCCGTTAAACGAGACGATTGAACCGACTGCGTAGGATGTCCCGCTATCCCAGGCTGGGTAGAACATGGCCTTACACTCCGGGCTGCGGAGTAATCGTGGCCCAGTACCAAGCGGCAGGGTTAGCGCCTGACTGTAGCCGGTTGCAGACGAAGTTGCCGTAAGATAACAAAATCAGAGAGTAGGTCGTAGTCGGTCCGACCGTCACTGAGTTGACCTTTGCCAATGGGTAATACCCATAGGTGACAGTATCGGCAGGGGTAACCGAGCCAGCGTAAAAGACAATCTCGGCAGAGCGCGGGAAGAAGGTCGCCGGAACATACTCCAACCTGATCGTGATGTAGCCTTCGGCGGCGACCGTAATGTAGGGCGGTGTGCTTGCGTCTAGGGCTGTTCCGCCAATAAGGGGCACCACGCGGTTGACCGTACCAGGAGTGACGTAGACCTTGTCCGGGTCTTCAAGTCGCGGCAAAAGCGGGCGGTAGGGATTATCGACTTCAGGGAACGGATTAGAGAGGTCTAGGCTTACGCCGTAACCGCTCGATGAAAAGCCGAACCCTACTCCAGGCTGGATGCTCATGCGGAGGTATAGACTTCAGCCGGATACCCTTCGCGGTTAAAGCGGATTTCGTAGTTAATCTTAACAATCCTTGGAGCCCCAGCGGAGTCTACGCAGTAGTCTTCAAAGGATGCTTGGGACAGGATGATCGTGTTACGCGTCGTGCCCTTCATGCTGACCGTCCAAGTCGCCCCAAGGTGGTCGGGCAAAAGTTTGACCCCTCCGAAACTGTTAGTACCTGAAGTCTTGCCTACGGCGTCCCTAATCGTCGTAACATCAAGGGGCGTGATTGTGTAGATAGTGCCAGAGAAAGAAGTGATTGGAGAAAGGTAATGCGTCTTGCCGTAAAAGTATTGCTTGGCCGCTGTGCCGGAGTCTTTAAAGCCAACGAAGTTGCCAGCGTTGGTGGTCGTGCCTTTAAAGTGAGCGCCAAAAACACCGCCGACCAATTCTCCAGTTACGATGGAAGAGCTGGTAAAGGTCGTTCCGTTGCCGGCGATGGCCACGGTAAAAGGGGCGGTGGGTCCGAAGAAGTTGGGGTGGGTCGTGATGTGTTCCGACGTCAGGCCAAGCGAGGCCGTCACGTTTGGGAGTGTACGGGTAAGGGGTGTTTTTACGCCAACGTACTCGGCCTCAATCGTGTCGATGTCCAAGGCACCCTTTTTTAAGGAGAACTTGTGAACATAGAAGTCGGTGTAACCAGGATGCACTTGCCCGGTGATAACCGCGGTGCCGCCTACAGTCTTGTCGACAAAGTAGGTGACGCGCCCGGTCATCATGCCGTAGCCGTCGTCGGTGTACGTCCCACCAGGCTGGACGAACTTGACCAGTAAATCGTTTCCTTGTTTTACGAGAGCCATAATTATTTGTTTTTGGTTACGAGGGCTGCGCGGCTTGGAGAAGCGTTGGCAGGGGTGCTAGGGGTTGCTCCCGATGCGGTAACATCGCCAGACCTAGTGTTTGTGCTTTGTGAGGCGATGATCTGAAGGTAGGCGAGTTGCTCGCGGGCAATCGCCTGCTGCTCTTGGAGGGCCGTGATGACCGGGTTAGCCCCAACCCCGATAACGTTGCCGGAGACGGAGGAGTTAAGTTTTGTCTGATTAGCCTGATTTTTCTTTTCATCTTCAAGCCGACTCTTTTCAGCGGCGGCATCGAACTCAGCCTTTGAAGCGGCTTCCATTTCGCGTTCCCTGAGTTTGCGTTGTTCCGGCGTAATCTTGCTGTCCTCAATGTTTAGGATTTCCGATTGAATTTGGTTCATCATCGCAAGACCAGAAACAAACTTCTCGCGCATAAAAGGAATGTTCATGCCAAGCTGGAAGCCAGTTCCGCCTTTTGAGATTTCTCGCTGGACGATGGCTTTGCCTTCGGGAGTTGTCTCCATGTATGTCTTGAACATCTCGGACTTACCGGCCCTCAGCTCTTTCTCTGCTTTAATGAGATCCATCTTAAGTTTCAGCTGAGCGGCCAAAGTCTTTTCTTCGGCCGTTCCATAACGGGAGGATGAGTCTGCCAGTTTTTCAAAACCATCAGCGGCAAGCTTCTGTGCTTCTGCAATCTTGTTGCCGAAGTAACTGATTGCCGCATTTAGCAGAACCATTGGAGCAAAGAAGCCAAGAAAGATATCCTTAAAACTTGTGCTGAACTTCTTTTGGATGTCCTCGACCTGTTTGCCGAAAGACACCGTGGCCGTCTTTGCCTTGTCCATCGCCTGCGGGACGTCGGAGGTGGTCTTAATGTTGACTGTCAGGTCTTGTGCCATCGTCAGGGGGTTTCCTTTGCAGGATTGGAAGCGGCGGCGGCGGCATCCTTGGCTTCCTCCTCGGCCATAAATGCTTCTTCCTCGGGCGACATGATCGCCACCTCCGCACCTTTGGAGATAGCCAGGGCGGAGTTCAGCCAGATGGCCTGACACTCCGGCATCTCCCATGCGCGCTTCTCGTCGATGCCGTTGGTGATTAGGTTGGCGACGATGGACAGCGGCCAAGGCACACCCTTGCTTCCTCCGCTGCTTTTCTTGGTCTGCTCCCAGAACTTAGGCCAGTCTTGGACTAGGATGTATCCGGCAAAGGCTTCCAGCATAGCCTCAAACTTGGCAGGCTTGCGGGCTAGGGATAGCATCCGCAGCTGATCGCGCCAACCAAGACTTCCCAGGGGTTCTTCGGCGCATACCTGACAAGCGAAGATAAGGTCGGCAGGCGTGATGCCGCGAGAGCCAGTGACCAGGGGCGAGTCGAAGGCCATTAGGCGCACGCGGTACTTGAGGCACCAAGGGTAAAGCGAACGACCCAGCAGCCGAAAAGGTGCCGGGTCGATAAAGGCCGCAAGGAAACGCTTGTCCATGCCGCCTAGTCTAGCCCACTTGGGGCAAAGTCAATTAGGCAGGCGTGATGCCTTCGTAGTCGATAGCCGTCACGGTGACCGCGGTGAAGCCCTTGTTAGAGCCCTTCTCGTCAATCTTGGTGACCGTGCCGACAAAGGAAACAGAGGCCGAACCAGCCGGATAGGCAGTCTGAGCGTTGAGCGTGAAGCTCAGAGCCACGCCGAGGACCGGCATCGAGGAGGTCTTGCAAATACCTTCGATAGTAATCTCGGACTTGCGGTCGTCGAGGCGGTGGGTCTTGGTCAGGCCGGCTTCATCGACCACCGTGGCCTCAGCGTTAAACGAGGAGGACAGGCTGTAGGACTGCACGAAAAGGTTGGTGACAGTTCCTGCGACACCGTAGAGACAGGTGGTTCCGTTAGAGATGGCGGCCATTTGAATATGCTCGGTTTGGTAACCTTACGCGGGGAAGACGGCCAGTAGGTCGAAGGTGAACGAGGTCGCCCAGGAGCGCTCGTCGATACCCTCGTCTTCGGACTGCATGGTAACGTCATAGCAGGACGCGTCGCCAGTGGCCGTGAAGGCCGCCTTGATGGAGGTCAGGTCACGCATATTGCCGGACAGGGCGGCGCAGCGCAGGCGGTGATTGGCGAGGGTCGTATCGTCGGCGTTCGAGAAAAGGGTGAT